ATATTACTAGCTACTTGAAGTTCAGGACCAATGTTGAAGTGCATACCATGAGCAGCATCTTTAGCATTGTTATTAGCCGTAGCGAATACTTTATTCTTCATGGAAAGAATATCATCAATTTCATGTTCTTTCAAGAAAGCTTGGTCTACAAATATACTAAATGCAGCAGCATTAAATAAGATAGTCCTAAGTTGGTTCTTGGTGTTGGTGGAATCTTCCAGTAATGGTATAAATTGAGCCATATATGGCGAACCATAACTAGACGTAGAAGCAAGTAAAGGTCTATTGATTATATATGGCAAGTCATCCACTTGTCCTTCATAATAAGTATCAGGAAGAGCATACCCTTCAAACTCCTTTTCAGAACAGAATAGTTTCTTGTATCCAGTAGTCTTACCATCTTTATTCTTGATAGGTTCTTGTTTAAACCTAATCATTTCATAGATAGTAATAACTTTATCATATTGAGCATCATTAGACTTAGTATTCTTTACAGCTTCAATAGCATCCCATAACTCTTCAGGGACTGCATCTACATGGTACTGTTCACGAATACAGATTTCTACTATATTCCCATCAGGACCATCTACAATGGTAAACTTATCTAATGGAATTACTTTGATACTATCTCTAGCATCTGCCTCATCAATAGGGTCAGGTTTCATATACAATAGGAAAGGACCAGTTACAAGGTAGAGGAGGATAGACATATATTGATATTCAGGGAGAAATGTCTTCTTAATATAATCAAAAGCAAGTAAAGTATAATCATTATATACTTGTCTTTGGTCTGCTTTTAACTCTTCAAATGTGTTATTCAATAAACTGATATGCTCCCCATTGGTGCGGTCAAAGGTAATAGGAGATGTAATAGGTTGTCCTGATTGTATCTGCTGATTCATTTGATTATCAGATTGTTGTTGGAGGATTTGATTTACCTTCTGAATAGCTTCAGTTTTAATCTTCCCTGATAGTTTAATTTGGTCTCTTAATGAAGGTTTAAGTTCAAAGTAAGGAACAACAGTGGGGAAGACAGCTTCAATAATCTTAGCACACATGGTATTAACACCAATAGCTGCATTAGGCTCAAAAGCATACTTATCTGTAGATAAGCTATTCTCTAGGAGTTGGTAGTTTCCCTCATAAGTGCGAGGAGAAACACTCTCATTCCTCATATCAGACATATCCCAACTACCATCAGTAGACGGTTTAACTAATGGGAATAGTCCTGTCTGTGCATATTTATCACAAGCAATAGCTCTAGTAAGGGTGTAAGCTCTATATCTAGCTGCTTCATCATAGCACTCTTTAATAGAGTTCTTATGGTCTTTCCTACGCTTATTGACTAATTTTAGAATCTCATGTTCCATTAATTACCTCCTAATGCTGATGGACCTAATCCAGCATCATTAGCTGTTCGTAAGTAATACAGAGTCTTGTTCAGATTCTTCTTCTTCTTTACTTGAGGGTTAATATCTAAGGCAGTAGCAGAAGCCACTGGTGCAGGGGCAATCTCTTTAGGGTCTGCAATCTTAGGTAGCTTTGGTGCTGACATAGGCTATTTCTCCATTGGACACCCATAATCATCAGTGTAGTTGAATGGGTATTTATATTTAATTGTAGTATTATCCAGTAATTCCCCTGGATGGAGGATATGGGCTAATTTATACATTAGAGCCATATAGGTGTAGGGGTTATCTCTACAGAACTCATCCTTCTTCTGAAGCTTACAAAGTTCTACATATATAGAGATATATTCATCCCATGGTAGTGCAGTATCACCAAATAGTTTAGGGAACTTTGCATCACCTATGCCTGGTATTCCAGGATAACCATCTGAACTATCTCCTACTACCATCTGATACTGTGTATAGTAAGTAGCATCATCTATAGTATTATAGGTATAAGTATTCTTATATGTATCATAGAAGTATATATTAGGAAGTGTTCGCAAATCCTTGTCTTGCCCTATTACTACATAACTGGTATCAGTTAGTACTGTCCAAATCCCACTCCCCACAAGGTCATCAGCCTCTATTCCAGGGGTATACAGACATCCTCTTGATTTATAAATATCTTTCAACACTTTGATTGCTTGTTGAGTTTTATCATTTAAAATAGAGGCTGGAGTTACAGTTTTCTGAACCCTATTAGCTTTATAATTAGGATAAAACTTATGTCTGTGATACTCATTCTTATCGTCTTTAACAGTAATAAATCTCTTTACTTCTGCATTCATCCAATTTAGAGGGCCCATTAATTGTTTATCTATATTCTGAATATGTTCATCTATTTCATCAATATGAGATAGTAAATCAATATCAGGATTATCCTTATTATCTTGATAATAATTAGATGTTGTTACTCCTTTAAAGAACATATAATCATAATCATGTAATATCACAGTGGGTGCTGGTAATTCAATATCTATCATTTATTATCTATCCAATCTAGTTGTTGCTGATACTGGTCAAATAGCTTCACAGCTTTCTTTTTGAAGATGTTCTTAGCATTCTCTTTGCTCTTCCTATCATCCTTCATACGCTGCTTGTATCCTGCTGAACCTCCCATACAAATAATGATAAAGAAAACTACTCCTAAGATGATAGACATATTAAACTCCTGTTGAACCAAATCCACCTATACGGTTAGAGTTGGTTTCTGTTAGTTCTTGTACTTCAACATATTCAGTAGGTGTAATAGGTACAACTACCAACTGTGCAATCTTAGAACCTTTCTTGAGTATAACATCAACTGTTTGACTTCCACATGGGTAGTCATAACTAATATCAAAGAAAGATAATAACATTCCAACTTCACCTTTGTAATCAGCATCAATAGTACCTACTCCATTGGTAAGTGTAATACCATGTTTCAATGCTAAACCACTCTTAGCTCTTACTTGTACTTCATACCCTTCAGGAATATCTAAAGAGAACCCTAATGGGATATGGTAAGAGTGGTGACGGAATAACTCAACATCATCAGGTAAGAATACATCCGCACCTGCTGCATGAGTTGTACTGAACTCAGGCAGTTTAATCCCATCTCTTAATTTCTTAACACCAATAGTTACCATTATTTCTTAGCTCCTCTAGCTGCTCTTGCTACTACCATTCTATCTCTCTGTTCTTGTGTTATAACTCTAGTTGTTTTAGTGGGATGAATATCAGGATAGACTTTACCTTGAGATTTACAATCTACACACTCAGTCTTACAGACAGGAGTGAGCTTATTAGCAGGAATCTTATCCATCCAAGCATTGTTACACACTGTTTGACCCTTAAAAGCTAAATTAACAGGTTTCATATTACCATCTTTAGTGTAACCAATCATAGCGTTTATACACACATTCTGACCGTAGACCATTATTATTATCCTTTAACCCATGTAGTATCTTTACCATAGAAGTCGGTATAGGTATACCAATCTCCTTCTTCCATATAAGGGAGTAATTCATCTATATCAAAATTAGGATTACATTGATGGCAACTATGTTGACAACAATCTAATTCCCCACATGAGTTACAAGTGGGACACTTACCATCATCATCAGAGTCGATAATACTCCCATCAAAATCATAACTATATTTCTTCATTAGTGAGTCTCCATCCAGGATTGTCCTTCTTTAACATCTCCACCAATGAGACAAGGAAGGTTGTAATGTATACTTGCTTTTTCAAAGCACTTCTCAGCTAGGGGTTTAATAGTCTCTTCTAATCCTTTTAGACATTCAATCTGTAATTCATCATGGACGAATAAAAGGATAGTGAAGTCTTTACCCCACTCTAAACCTAAATCTAATAGCTCTTGAGTTAAGATAAGCATAGCCTTCTTAACAATAATAGAACCAGTAGATTGTAGTTTGTAGTTCAGTACAGCGTGTTCAGATGTAACAGGAATCCACCTATTATCAATAGAAAAGATGTGTCCTTGATTATCTTGCATTTGTTGTTTCAAGTATTGTTCTAATGCTAAATAACCAGTCCAACTCTTCTTCCTATTATCAATAAGTTCTTTACCTAACTTATCATCTCCACCGTTCATCCTACCAATCTTATCATTACCACCACCATAAAGGATACCATAAGTGTTAGACTTACATTCCTTACGGTCCATGCTATGTACACCCCATTTAGCTTGAATCTTATTATCAGCTTTCATAGCCTTAGTGTGGGGGTCACCATTCTGTACATCTTCTAGCATCTCTCCATTATCAAATGGTTGTAATGCTATACCAAAACACATCATCTCTAATGCTGCTGCATCAACCCCAATCAATGTAGAGTTCTTAGCCACACCAATTAAGTCTCTAAACTCAGCACCATATCCACCCTCAATACCAAGTATCATCTCTTTAGTGTCATCATCATGTTTAACACCAGGAAAGTTTACATTAGGGTTCTTATGGTTACAACGATAGGTGACAGTACCAAATGGGTTAAGTTCAGGGTGTATCTTACCATCCTCATTCCATACAGAGTTGAAGATAGACTTAGGACCTTTATAGAGGGTGGTGTACCCCTTCTTAATACCTAATAGTTTCAATGCAGGACCAATACCTACACCAGCATAATCTCCAATTACCTTAGAACTAAAGGTAGTCTTCATTTCATGCTTTCTAGTCTTCTTATTCCATACTTTAATTTGTGGTGGGTCAATTCCTAGTTTATTAAATAACCATAACCACTCTCCTGAAGCTCCAGTGGAG